TATAATTTTAAATATTTTATTTTATATTTTGGAGGATTAACCATGACCGAAGAATTAACCATGAAAGAAATCCAAGCTGAATTCGAAAAACAAAATAAACAAATAGCTGATTTACAGAAAGCTATGCAATTATCTGATGCTGCACCAGCATCAATGCAAATTGCATACAGTCCAGAATTACAAACTCGTGTATTTGAAAAAGCACCATATTTCAGATTCCTTGAATCAAAAGGAAGAGTGGATGATAACTTCAGTAGCACTTACGCTGCATTCTACTTGAAAAACAGTTCTGGTGTATCTCAATTCATTAATGAAGATGATGATATTCCAGCTGCAGTAGCTTCATCTTATGAAGAAAGAATGGAGAAAATGAAAACATTAATCTACCCTATTGATGTTTCCATGTTATCTCAAATGGGTAATAATGTTGTTGATTTAATCCAATCTGAAATCCAAGATGGTTTCATTAAAGTCACTAACGATTTAGATAACACTCTCTTACAAGGTACTGGTGCTGCTAGTGATAAAGATTTCAAAGGTTTCGTAAACCAAGTTATTACTAACAAAGAAACTTTAACTGACGAACCAATCACAGAAGACCTTATTGATGATATGTTAACTGACATCATTGACCAAAATAATGGTACTCCTGATTGTATTGTAACTACTAACCTTGTTGCTAAACAACTTAAAAAGATTGTTGCACCTTACAGAAGATACAATGACAAAATAGACATTGGTTTAGGACACAGAGTTGTAGCTTACGAAGCTCCAAACGGTGCAGAAATCCCTATCTTAATTGATTCCAATCTTGAATCAGATTCCATGTTATTTGTTGACTCTGCAACTATTGAAGTTAAAAGATTACTTGCTCCTACTTTGTTAACTGATTTACCAACTAACAAATTAGGTACACGTGATGCAATTGTATCATTTGTTACTGCTCAAAACGTAGCAGAATACAAAAACGGTTTAATCACAGGTATTGCAGATCCCAGTCCTTGAGGGGAATCCTGAAAATACCGGAAATAATAATACTGATGATACTCCTCAAACAGGTAATGTTAATGTAACTGTTAAAGATGAATCAGGTAATCCATTACAAGGTGTAGATGTTCTTGTTTCTGATGGAATTACTGGTGATGAATACGAGGGCACTACAGGTTCTGCAGGGGGATGTAATATAACTAATGTTCCTGTAGGAACTTATGAATTACTTGGAATCAAAGAGGGATATGAACAGTATTATGGAAATATAACTGTTGTTGCGGGAAATAATAAAGCTGAATTTGTAATGATTGAAGAATAAAATTAATTCTTTTAATTATTTTATTTTTTAGGTGAAAATATGACTAATGAAGAGAATACTGAAGAAATTATTGATTCTGAACCAACAAGGGAATTATTAATCAAACAATTAGCAGTACAAACCGGTCTACCATTATCACCTACACCTGCAAAACAAATAACACGTGATTTTGATGGGGATGTGATAATTTTAGATCACTACCCATTACATTCAATTAATAAAATAAAGATTGATAAAAAATGTATCTGTTTAAATGATTGTCTTATTGATGAAGAATCTGGTTTAATATATTTAGATGATAATTATACTGGCCTGTTATATGTTCAATATATGTATTGTATTCCTGAAGAGGATTATTCCGCTATCATTGATTTGATGATGGAATATGAGAATACTCCGGGTTGGGATAAAAGAGCTTCCAGCATTAGTGAAGGTGGAGTAACAGTTTCATTAGATACTAGTGCTGGACAATGGGGAGTTATCAATTCCATGATAACTGATTTGAAAAACCGCTATAATGCCACTGCGAGGATGATATAGTATGCCACCATTTTTTCCTAATGAAATAATGGATATTTACTCTTATTCCCAAACAACTGGAGAATATACTGAATGGGGTGAACCATTACCAGAATATAATTTAAGGGATACTGTTGAAGTTGATTTTCAACCAATATCTCCTAAATCATCTATGGAACAGTTCGGTAAGATATTGCAGGATACTTATGTTGTCTATATGAGTATTGATACTGAAATCTACGATACTGACCTTATAATGATTAATGGTGTTAAATATAGTATTTTAGGTTCAATAGAAACTTGGAATCATATTATACATCATAAAAGAATGACTATTCAAAAACAAAGAAAACAAGATGTGAATACTCGATGATTAGTTTTAGTTTAGATGTGAAATTCGGATCATCATATTATAAAAAACTTGGATTAAAGGGTAAAAAACATTCTGATATGATTAGTGATACATTAGATTATGGTTTGAATGAAGCCAATAATATAGCTAGACGAGAAGCACCAATTAAAACAGGTAACCTTCGTCGAAGCATTACTAAACGCAAACCATCTAAATTAGTTGGTGAACTACATAGTAATGCAAGAAGCAATGGCCGTACTTATTGGCAGGATGTTCAATATGGTACAGGACCACATGTTATCACACCAAAAAATGGTAAGTTCCTTGTTTTTGAAACTGGAGGTGACACTGTTTTTGCACGTAAAGTTAACCATCCAGGAACTGCAGCAAACCCATTTGTTACTCGTACATTGAATAGGTCAATACCTAAGTTTAAAGAATATTATCATCAAGTTTTATCAGAAAACGGATTATTATAAAAAAAAATCATGTTTCCCATGGAAACTGCTTTCTTGAATTTACTGGCTAATCATTTATTTTTAGATGGTAAAATTGTTCCTTTTGTTAAAAATTATTCTGAAATAGACCGCACTCCTTGTTTTACAATTAATCAAGCTGACGAACAATTCGTTCGCAGAAGATATGCTCAAATAGATGGTGCGGAATATATCATGAAAAGATATTCTTCCAATATATGGATTAATATCTGGTGTAACACTGAAAAGGAACGCCACGAATTAATAAAACAAGTGAATAATCGTATACTTCAAGCAGAAGCTAATCATTATTCCACTTGTAAATTTTATAAAGATGATGAATGTAGTATATTGAAGAGCAGATGCGAAGCGTTAACTCGTACAGATACAAATGCAAGGGCAAAGAAAAACCAATGCCCTGATATTAACCATTACCAATCATTTTTCCAATCACATCATATCGTTAAAAACACTTTCCATGTTGATAGTGTTACTGATTTAGATGAATTGGATCCAACAGGTCAAGTTTTAAGAACTATTTTCAAACTGAACATGGATTATTACCAATACTATCCTATTGGTGGTAAACCATTCACTGATTTTGAATTGGAGACTGAATTATGAGTAAAAAGAATGAGAATAAGAAAAAGGATACTCCTAAACCAAAACAAGAGAAATTAATTCTTTATGAAGCGGTTAGGGATAATCCAACACCAACTTACATTATTGTTGGTGCATTATCATTAGCTGGTCTTTTACCTCAATACAAAGCTGAAGAAGAAATTTACAGTATTGAGGACATTGAACCATCAATCACCACTGATGAACTTAACAAAATAATTAAAAATTTTATAGGAGAATAAAAACATGGCAATAACCATCACTGAAACCCCAAAAGTAAGATATTATGAAGGGGATAGTAATCCTGGATTATCTGGTGAAGGAGCACAAATACCAATATTCATTGGTATCACTGGAAACTCAACACCTGCACCAGGAATACAAAAATTCAAAAGTTTCACTGCAGCTAAAAGAACTGTTGCAAATGGAGGAATAGGAACCGACACTGCAACTAATCCTTTATTAGCAGTATTAGAAGATTTCTTCATTGAAGGAAGAAAAAACGAATCAGAAGATATTGGAATTCCTTATGTTTATGTAATTGACTTAGGGACTGCTACTATTGCTAATGCTGCACCATGGACTGCAGCTATGGAATTAGCAAAAAGTAAAAGAGAAGTAACTGCAGAAGTATATGTTGGTTTCAAACAAGCAGATGATAAAGCTAAGGTATTAGCTATATTGAATAGTGCTTTAACAAGTATTAAAGCAGATAATGAGTATGGTAATCCAAGAATAGCATATTATACTATTGCTGGTGCTACTGATGCTCAATTAAAAACTTACACTGATGATGAACAAGAAGCATATATTCAAAGCTCTCGTTTAGGGTTATGTGAGCCAAAATACTTTGGAAGAATATTAGCGAAAATATTCACCACCCCATACTATGAAGAACCAGGATACACTGACTTCAGAAGTATACTACCAGGTGAATTCAATAAACGTACACCATCTGAAGAAAACGAGTTACAAGCTGCAGGAATTATATTCATTAAAGATGAACTCGCAGGTAGTGAAATACACCCAAGAATTAACCTTGCCGTTTCCACAGCTTTTGCTGCAAGTCAGGACAGCAGGGCAAATGATTGTTTATTACATGCAAGAAGAAACGTAGACCAATTAATCAGAGAAGTCTATGTTGCATTATATCATCAAATCAAAAGAAACGAAACCGAAGTCAATATCATTTATTGTCAAACCGATGTTGATGTTATCGTGAATAAATTCTTAGATAATGGTTATATGATGAATGGAACCGAAATCCAAGTTATTGAATCAGGTACTAATCCTTACAGATTATTAGCTGAAGGAGTATCCATACCAGTTAACTCAACCCTATTTATTGGTTTCAGCATGTACATTGAAGCACCAAACGCTACAGTTGCAGGAGGTAATTAAATATGGCTATCACCGTTGACCCAGATGACAACAGCTATGACTTAGCGGAATTAAGATTAGATAATGAAGTTATCATCTGTGAAGATTTTGATTTTGAAATATCAACCGAAAACAATACAAAAACACCCACCAATAGTCGTGACCCTTACAGATATGCTGGAGGTAAAAACGAATATAGTGGAAGTGCAAACGGTATTGCTCCACAATTCTTAAAATTATGCAGACAATATCAAGCTAAACGTATCAACTTCCCGATAAGTGTTTATGCTTACGGAGATGAAGGGGACTACAAAGAAATAGGAACTCTTTTACATTGCCGTATCGAATCCATTAACCCAACTATGGAAGATGAAGGTTTAGGCTTTGATTTAGAATTTATTGCATTAGGATTTAAAGACCCAAGATAAAA